AAAAGTTTGTTGATGACATTAAAGGTTTGGATGGACGTGACATCACTTTACATATAAATAGTGTTGGTGGTGAGGTTTTTGAAGGCATGGCAATGCACTCGATAATTAAAAACAGAAAAGGTAAGACTACTGCATACATAGAAGGTATTGCAGCAAGTATTGCTACTGTTATAGCTCTAGCTGCTGATGAAGTAGTTATGAGTGCAAACTCTTTGTTTATGATTCATAATGCATGGGGTAGTAGTCAGGGTGATGCTAATGACATGATGAAACAAGCACGAGTGCTAGAGAAGATAAGTAACGAAATAGCAGAGATTTATGTTAAGAAAACTGGTAGATACTATGACGAGATCATGGATTTAATGGATAACGAAACATGGATGACTGCTGAGGAGGCGTTTGAGTATGGTTTTATAGACAGAATATCTGATGCAATAAAAGTTGCAGCTAAAGCAGATGTTTCTAAATATAAGAACATGACAAACGAAAAAGTAAATAAAATCCTAAATAGTAATTTAAAAAGTAGTAAAATGACAGAAGATTTAAAAAACTGGTTCAACAGTAAAATCGATGAAATCGTTACTAAGGTAAAAGGTGATAATAACTCTGAAACTGCTGTTTCTGACGTTGAGATTACTATTGCTGATAAAGAAGAAGTTATGAATAAACTTACAGACTTTGAAGCTAAATTATCTAAAGCTAACGAAACTATTTCTAATCTTACAGAAGAAGCTGCATCTTTAAATGGAGAGAAAGCGACTTTAACTGAAGAGGTAGAAAGACTAAACACTTTGTTAAATAAATCAGAAGCTACTGGTACAGAGATAAAAAAAGATACTGAACCAGCAGTTATTGAAAACAAAGTTGTAGATGCTAACGCAGACTTTTATAACGCATTAGCAGAAAGAATTAAAAATAAATTAAAATCATAATTAAAATAGAAAAAAATGGCAAATGTAGCATTAAAAGGTTCTAGTTTCGCAAGTTATAGTGGAGCAAACCTAAATCAATTATTCTTTGAGCCAGTATTTAAAAGTGATGAAATTATGCGTAACTATAGAGTAATACCTAATGTTAAGCATAAAATGAACGTCTATACAAGTGCTAGTCTCAAAAAAATTGTTCAAAGTTATACAGGGTGTTCACCAAATAGTACAGAGGACTCTTTTAACATAGAGCAAAAAACAATAACAGCAGGTAGAATGAGAGTGGCTTTAGAACAATGTCAAAACGCATTCCATGACACTTACATTGAAGAACTCTACAAAAGTGGTGTAGATGTTATGAACTTAGAAGGAACTATGGTAGCAGACGCAATCTTAAACAGAACTGTATCTGGTATTGGTTCTGACGTAGTAAGATTAGCTTGGGGTGGTGATGGTTCAAGTACAGATTACGATCAAATGACTGGTTGGATGAAATTAATGGGTGATGATACTACTGTAGAAACAGCTAAAAGAGCAGTAACTGCTGTAGATTCAGCTAATCCAACAGGATCAGAAGCTATCGCTGCAATCAGAAAAGCATTTGATAATGCTCCAGCAGCTTTACAACAAGTTCCAGCAGGTGAAAAAAGATTCTTTGTAACTCCTAAAGTTTACAATGCATATCTTGCAAACTTAGAAGGAACAAGTGCTGACTTAGCTTACCAAGCTCAAGTAGATGGTGCTCCTAGAGTAGCGTTCAGAGGTGTTGAAATCGTACCAATGTATGAGTGGGACACTATTCTTGCAGACACTAACCCTACAATGTTTGATATTTCAGGTACTGATTATACTAATGGTGTATGTTACTGTGCAGTAGAAAACCTAGCTATTGGTTCAGATGTTAATGACCCAGAATCTTCATTCAAAATCTTCTACGATGATTTAGAAGAAAAAATGTTTGTTAGAGGTTACTTTAAGTTAGGTGTACAGTTTATGTTCCCTTCTTTAGTACAATGGTGCATAATTAAGCAATAATAATGTAATAGTAGAGAGGGTGTAAAAACCCTCTCATATTACTTTTAATAACTTTTAAAAAATAATAACATGGCAATAGATAAAGGTATAGCTATAAGTCCTAGCGACTTACTGTATGAAGGTGGTATAAAACACATACTTTTAAGAACTTGGCAAAGTGGAGATGTTGTGACTTATGGAGGTCTGCATGATATTTCAAGCATTGTAGATAATGGTGGTT